TGTATGAGATCTTCTCGTGGTATGGGTGACATTGCTCCATCTAAAATGCCTAAAGGTAAGGTTAAAGCCCGTAGAGATAATACGGACTTTACTCAATATGCTAAAGGCGGCAAGGTAGGTTTATACGCTAACATTCACGCTAAGAGAGCACGTATTGCTGCTGGCTCTGGTGAGAAGATGCGTAAAGTTGGATCTAAAGGCGCACCTACTGCAAAACAATTTAAACAAGCTGCTAAAACAGCTAAGAAGTAGGAGGTAATTATGGCTGAGAAGTGGATTCAAAAAGCTATAAAAAAACCAGGAAGTTTGCGTAAATCGCTAAATGTTAAGGCTGGAGAGAAGATTCCAGCTAAAAAACTTGCGTCTGCCGCAAAAAAATCTGGGAAAATTGGTCAACGTGCAAGATTAGCACAAACTCTTAAAAAACTAGGTAAATAATGGCTGAAACCACAGGCACCACGCTATTTAACCTTAACATGAATGACCTCATTGAAGAGGCATTTGAACGTTGCGGGTTAGAATTAAGAACAGGTTACGACTTTAGAACTGCAAGACGTAGCTTAAACCTCCTTACGATTGAATGGGCTAATCGTGGTATTAACCTATGGACAATTGAAGAAGGTCAAATACCTATGGCTACTGGTCAAGCAACATACGCTTTACCTGTAGATACAATTGATCTATTAAGCATGGTCACCCGTACTGGTAATGGTGGTCCAAATCAAATTGATATTAACATTAACAGAATATCAGAAGATACATATTCAACCATACCTAATAAATTAGCTACGGGTCGCCCTATCCAAGTATGGATTAATAGACAGACTGGATTATCTAATTTATCTACAGTTTATTTAGCAACATCTATTAATTCTACAGATACAACAATTACATTAAGTGATGTATCTAATATAGCTTCTGCTGGATTTATTCAAATAGGTAGTGAAGTGATTGGATATGCTGGCGTAGATAATGCTAACAACCAATTATTAAATTGCACTCGTGGGCAAAATAATACAACTGCTGCAGCCCATATAGCTACATCAAACCCATACAACTATATTACAATACAGAACTTGCCAAGCATTAATGTATGGCCTACACCTAATTCACCAGGAGACCAATATACATTTGTGTATTGGAGAATGAGAAGAGTCCAAGATTCTGGCACTGGTACAAGTATTAATGATATTCCATTTAGATTCTTACCATGCATGGTAGCTGGATTAGCTTATTATTTAGCTGTTAAGTCCCCTGCAGTAGATCCAAATAGAGTTGCATTCTTGCAATCAGATTATGAAAAACAATGGGATCTAGCATCTCAAGAGGACAGAGAAAAGGCACCAATTAGATTTGTGCCTAGAAATATGTCTTACATAAGGTAACTATGGCTACCAAGTATTCTAGTGGTAAACACTCAATTGCCGAATGTGATCGTTGTGGTCAAAGATACAAGCTTAAAGAATTAAGAAAGCTTATATTAAAAACTAAACAGATTAGTATTAAGGTTTGTCCAGAATGCTGGGAACCAGATCAACCACAATTATTACTTGGTATGTATCCAGTCAATGATCCACAGGCTGTTCGTGAACCAAGACCAGATGTATCTTATCAAGTATCTGGTAATACTGGATTACAAATAGGTTTAAATAATTCTAACAATATTCAAGATGCTGGTTACCCAAGTGATGGTAGCCGTCAAATTGAATGGGGTTGGAATCCTGTTGGAGGATCAAGATTATTTGATATTCCATTAACACCAAATACATTGACATCTAGTGTTATAATAGGCGATGTTACTATAGTTACAACTTAAGGAGAAACAAAATGGCATACAAAAAAGCAGCTGATGGCATTACCAAACAAGGTAAAACTAAAGGCAAAAATTTAGGCGATTCAGGTCCAACAGTAGGTATTGAAAAAGGCCCTAAACACGCTGGTTCTAAAGGCGGTAAAAAAAATTCTGACATGAAAACTATGGGTCGTAATCTAGCTAAGATTGCAGCTCAGAAAAGAGGATAATATGACTAAAGAACGCAAAGTTCCAGTATCACCAGCAGAAGCTTATCCTTTAGGTCATGCTAAAGAAAATAAAGATGCTAGTGCATATACTGGGTTTAAATATCCATCTGGCGGTGGTGATGACATTGGTATATACAAACAACCTATGCCTAACCCAAATGGCACAGCTCAAGAATCTGTATCTATGGCTGGTAATGCTATGAGCAAAATGAATATTTCTGTAGGTGGCATTAGCAAAGGTAACTATGCAGAAATCAACCCACACGGTGTTGGTGAAATGCGTGGTTATGGTGCAGCTACTAAAGGTCGTAAGATTAGCGGTAAACAAGGATAATAATGAATTACGTTCAGCTTTATCAAGCTATACAGGATTATGCAGAAACTACAGAAACATTATTTGTAGCTAACATTCCTCGTTTTGTTCAAGAAGCTGAAGATCGTATTTATAATGCAGTTCATTTACCATCATTACGTAGAAATGTAACTGGTACTATGACGGCTAATAATAAATACCTTTCATTGCCAGATGATTGGTTAGCTAATTATTCAATTGCTGTAATTAATGCAGATGGCACATATGAATATCTTTTAAACAAAGATGTAAACTATATTAGACAAGCTTTCCCAAGCCCTACTGATACAGGTACACCAACACATTACGCATTGTTTGGATCACAATATAACAATCTTAATGAGATGTCATTGATTTTAGGTCCTACCCCAGATGCAAACTATGGTGTAGAGCTTCATTATTTCTACTATCCTGTATCTATTGTACAAGGTCAAGTAGGCACGTTATCAAGTTCAATTACAGGCGGATCTGGTTATGCTCCAGGAACATATTCAAATGTTCCACTAACAAATGGTAATGGTTCTGGTGCTACAGCAAATATTGTTGTAAATAGCAGTGGTGTTGTAAGCTCAGTTACATTAACTAATGGCGGTCAATTCTACGCTGTTGGAGATATATTAGGTGCCAGCGCTACATACTTAGGTAACTCAGGCTCTGGCTTTGCAGTGACTGTACTAACTACATTAAATGAAGATGGCACAAGTTGGCTTGGTGATAATTATGACCCAGTATTATTCTATGGTGCTATGCGTGAAGCTATGATCTTCCAAAAACAAGAACAAGATGTAATACAACAATACGAACAAAAATACCAAGAAGCTTTATCAGAAATTAAACGACTTGGTGATGGACTTGAACGTGGTGATGCTTACCGTGATGGGCAAACTAAACTACAGGTTAAAACATGATCACACAAACGGCTTGTACCATATTTAAACAAAACCTTTTAAAAGGTTTAGAGAACTTTTATACAGGTTCTCCATACACATACAAGATAGCACTTTATAATGCTAATGCAAATTTAAATGATACAACAACTGCATACACCTCAACAGATGAAGTTTCTGGTGGTGGTTATACAGCAACTGGCATAGTCCTAACCCCAACTGGGTTAAGTCTTGATACAGCTACCAATACTGCATTTGTATCATTTAATAATGTAACTTGGTCTCCTGCAAGCTTTACCTGTAGGGGTGCTTTAGTTTACAATAGCACTACTGGAGCAGCTTGTTTTGTGCTAAATTTTGGTTCTGATAAAACTGCCACAAATAGTTTTACAGTTCAATTTCCAACGGCAAACGCAACGAATGCCATTCTTAGAATTAGTTAATTTAAGGAGTTTATATGAGCAATAGAGATATATTAGGCATGGGTGATAGTTGCGATGCAACAGTGATCCGTAATGCTGGTAACGAAGATCAGTTTGGTCTAGAAGGTGTATATACATTCACCTGCTATGATGCAGCTGGCAATTTAAAATGGGAAGATACCATTGGTAACTTAACAACAAATGTAGGCCGTAAGAGTCTTTTAGATTCATACTTTGCTAATACTGGTGGTGGTGCTATTGTTATGGGTCTTGGTGGTCCAAATGGCTCTGCAACATTCACTCCAGCTTATGGTGACACACAAGGTTCACACGCAGGTTGGTATGAAGTTGGTGGTGCAAACGCTCCAACATATTCAGGTACACGTCAAACACCATCATTTAGCGCA